AACATCTCGCCCTCAGTCCCGACATCCCACATGGTTTTGAAATAGTGCCGCGCGTGTGACTCACAGCAGCACGGATACCCGGCAGCAAAGAACGAGATCGGCAGGAGCCTAAAGAGGCGAACCCGTCCGCTGGCTGCGGTTCTGGCGGGGCTGGCGTCCTGCCCCCTTCGGCGCTCCGCCGATGCCTTTTTCGTGTTCGGCCAGCATTTCTTTCTGTACCGCATCGACATTTTCCGGGAACTCCGTTTGACGATAAAGTCCGGCCATCGACAAAGCGCCAGCCTTGAACATCGTAAAGGCTTCCACTTTTTTCTGCATCTTCGACATCCCGTGGGTTGACCCTGGGGCAATCTTCATGCTGAAGGTCCGCCAATGCGATTCCTTGGGCGCTGAGGAAGGCACCATCGTCCCCGCGTTGTAGTCGAAGTCCTCCGGGGTCTCACCGTCCACCCCTAGTATCTGCATACGCCCACTTAGCGTGGCGTATTGGAAGATGTTCGAGACCATCTGCTCCCCGGCCTGCTCCAGCGCCACCTCAACATATCGGCTCTCAAGCTGGAACGGGCCGCTCATCGTCTCCCGCATCTGCTCGATAGCCTCGCCGCCAGGGACTTGCTTTTTCTTGGCCAGTCCCGAGATGTCCAGGGAGCCCGACCGCTTCTTGATAGTTTCTACGTTGTACCGCAGAAATTCCCCGACATACGAGGGGAGGATGGGCGGGTCCATGTAGGCCATGTCTCCCTTTTGGTAGATTGGGTTGGCCTGTATTTTCTGGGCTGGCTTGGCGGGCTGGAAAGAATCCCAAGCGGCATCCGGGATTGCGCCTCGCTTCCCAATCACGTTCATGTTCATGGCCCGCGCGGTAGCCTCCTCGACTCCCGCGCCGATTCGGTTAATGGCCTTGTTTTGCGGGATGATGTCACGGTACTTCGAGATCCCTCCCGGACTCCAAACGCAGGGGTTCAGTTGGAGCATCGTGAATGGGTACAGGCCGTGCCAGAACGGGCTTGGGCCATCATACATAATCCGGTCTCCCGCGAAGATCGCTAGACGCTTCCTTGGGAATAGGCGGGCACCCGGAGGCACGATGTAGTGGTAATTGTACTCGCTCGGGTGCAGGTCCTTATTCTGGACAAATTCGTCGTTGCCCGATTCGTTGATTGACCAGTCGTCGAAGTAGACCTCCTTCAACTCGATCACCGGGAACGGGACGTAAGTTCCTTCGGACTCTCGAACCGGCCCTCCGCGCATCGACATTCGCCGCTTCATCGCAGGGCTCATCGCATTCCAGGTATATTCCGGAACCGATGACGGTCTGACGTACTTATCCTGCGAGAGTGACCGGCTCAGGTTGACCGTGTACCTCTCAAGCCCCTCACACTTCTCCTTACCGAACTTCGCATAAAAGTAAGGCAGGGGCTTGTAATTCTGGTAGATGACTGCCACCGACTCCTGAAGCTGTCCGTTGCATAGGACCGGGATCACCTGGTCGGCTCCGTGAGCCGAAAACTGGAATACATTCTCTCCGGCTACATGCTTCAGGAATCCAGTTCCGAACAGGGCATGGTCGATCCAGTCCACCACGGTCATATCTAGATTCTGCTTGAACCACAGCGCCCGAATATATTTATGGACCGTCTCGGCCTGCTGTTTGTATTCTTTGACCGATGAGGTTACGTCGATCGTGGGGCGGATCTGACTGAGGGAGGAAAGCGCTTCGCGCCGCATGTCCGCGAGGTAATTATCCACATAGCTGCTGCGGTAAGCTGGCCTGTTGGCATCGTAAAAACTCCCCTCTAAGTATGCGATTGTCTGGTCGATCTCCTGGAGATCCTTCCAGGACCGCATCTCCTCCATGCCCTGACGGAGAAGGCTATCGCGCCATGCGATCAAGCGTCGGGCATACCCATCAGATCGGTCGAAGGTCCCGGACTTCCTCTGGACGTCTGCGCGTGGAACAACTGCAAGAGAGGCCATAGTTCACTTGTCACCCTTTCCCACGGCAGAGAGAGGTCAACGACGCGCCTTTAGCTTGCGCTCTGCCCGGTGCGGCGCGTTGGGTTGGCGGTGGCTATTCCCGCCCTTTACTCTCCGGCCCTTGCGGCCTTTCTTTTTGAACACGATTAGGAGCCTCCTGAGGTCATCCTACTCTGGCTTAGCGGCTTGTGCAACCTTGTGCTCGGCTTCTTTGAGGTCCTGGAGGGTCGCTGTGGTTTTCTGGAAGCGGCGTCCATCCTCAGAAACTTCGGTGTTAGTGTCGAAATCGCGGGGGTTCGCCAGCCCTTCGGCGCGGCATATTTCGGCCTGCTTTTGCCACGTATCCACGTACACCGGCTCAGGCTTTCCGCTCACGCTAGATTTCGTCCGCCACATCCAATGCCCCAAGTCTTCTCGGTGCCCGTCATCCAAAGACTTATCCACGTACCTCCGAGACATCTCCCCCATAAATGGGCTGGCGAAGGTGCTGGGCAGCCTTGTCCTGTACTGACCGCACCATTCGCACAGCTTGGCGGGGTCGTCGTAGTGCCGGTAGAAATCATCCACTATGAGGCCGCGCAGGTCACAGTTTTCGGATTCGCATACAGATTCGAATATGGGCATGGCTACCCCTGTACGGCGCCGGGCTCAGCCGCCGATTCACTAAATAGCCCGCCACCCAGAGATTCCTGGATCAACTTGACCAGATCGGTCCCGGTCTCAAACTTGGCCCCTAAGAGTTTCTCTATAGCTTCCCTGTCCTTCGGCATCATGCGGACCAACTGCGGGTAGCCAGCGTTCCCCATGTTGTACTGCATCGGGTCGCCGTCCATAAAGATATCCCAGATATCCTGGATCAACTCCTTCACGGTGCGCCCCTGAGCGTTGGCGGCTTCCTCGTAATACTCTTCATATACCGGGTCCACCGAGCACTTAAAGGTCATTTTACCCTCCTCGCGCCCCGTCGCCTCGGAGAGTAGCGGAATCAGTTCTTCGCCGCACTCCACCTCAAGCCCGGTAGCCTCAGTAATTCGGGCCATCTCGGCTGGGGAAAGAACCAGCCCACCTCCGGCTACGTCGCCAAGGAACTCCTCGGCCACTTTAGATAATTTCTGGGTGTCGTTTAGCGATTCCTCGCTGACAAGCCCGGTCAAGTTGTTGACTTGCTCTGCGGATAGGTCAATTTGAAGGTTAAATCTCACGGTAGAGGCCACAGCGTTCTCCTGGCCTTGATAGTAACGCGGATAGGTCTTGACTTGCAAGGACCACTACAAATCTTCCATCCTGGGCTCGCAAGCCACCCCTTCCGGCCTCTTCCCCATCAAAGACATCAACCCCTCATACCCCAGGGAGGCCTGCTGCTGGATCTCCAGGGAGACCGCCACGAGCCGTATGGAGCCGCAGGACGGGCACCTATACTCCCGCTCCGGGTTGTCGCATACCCAAGGCCATTTCCCGTCCGGATCAATCGCCTCTCCGTAGCGACAGGAATTGCAATAGCAGCGGTAGCGGGCCGGTTTCTGGACCTCGACGAGGCTTGGCACGCGAACGCGGCCAACCTCATCGCAATCCAACTCGTGGGAGCAGTAGAGGGCAATCATCCCAGCCATGAGTTCGTCATCATGGAACCCCTCTTCAGCGCCAAACGACCGTGTATCAAATTCCTCTTTTCGATACGTGGTCATCTCTTCGGCGCAGTTGGCCGATCGGATCACCCACGCCCTAGAAAGCAGCCAGTCCACAGCGGTCTGGTGGAGATAGGCCTTGGTGTTGACCTTGGTCCACCAGTGCCACTTGTGGGTAAGTGGGTTGATGGTTTCCTTGTTCTTCCACCGGAAGACATTGGGGTATTGGTAGACATAGACAACGTCGTCACCCGTGGTCTGGTAGGTGTTGTACTCGATGCACATCATCGCTTGGTTGTACCAGAGGCCAATGACGTTGCAATAAAAAGCCAGTTCTTTTGGCTTGGTGTGGTTGTCTCTCCAAAGGGCCACCTGCTCGTCCGGCTCGCCAAGGGCCCGCCCAATCTTATTCACGAAGATGACGCTGTAATCCTGGCCGATCCCCTCACTGACATCCACGCCGATCGTATATAGCCTGTCCGGCTGCGGCTCCTCCCACTCAGTGTAGGGGGTCTCGTCATGACGGTGATCGACGTTACAGCCATTAACATAACACCTACCCTCCAAGCCACCAGCCCCATGTATCTCTCCGGTCTCTCGGTATATTTTCCCTTTCCTGCGGGGGCTGTTGTCGATGGTGGAGCCTACCCATTCCCGGCAGGAGTCATTAAACATCACGTAGCCGCTGACCTGGAATGCCTCCTCGCCGGTCACGGCCTGCTCTTGCAGCCACTGCTTCTTAGCCTTCTCCCCCTGCTCCTCGGCCTGCTCCCGGTTGTCCTGATGCCAGAAGCATTGGTCGTCATTTAGGACCATAGGGACCAATGCCCCCAAGTTACAGCTTGGACAAGGGGCTCCCACGGTGGACTCCCCAAACAACGTCACCTTTCGGTATCTTCCGCAGGCTTGGTTGTCACAGCGGAGCCATTCCTTCTTGGCTCTCTCGCGCATCACTATTTCAGGACCCTGAATACTCCACCCCTGCGGAGGAGCTAGTACGCGGGTAGTCTCGAAGAAGCTGGGCAAAAATAGTGGGTACCACTTCGGCCACTTACCAAGGTCGAGACGTCTTTCGCACGCCCTCCACAACTTGTGTGCCGCCCCGCCCGCCCCACGGCCCGTTGACTCCATAAACCCGAATACCTCGGGCTCATCAGCCATTGAGTTTCCGAGGTCCTCATTCACGATCGCTTCGAGATCGTCCTCATCGTAGTCGGTGAACTCGCTATTTGCTACGGCGCACTGGATAGTGCAGAAGTTATGCTCTATGGCATCCACCTCAAGGTCGTAAAACTCTTCACAGTGTCCTCGTCCAACCTTGGCTATCGACACCGCAATCTGGCCTCTTTGCTGGTCGAATGCCCAGTGCGGAGGGGACTTTATCTGCCGAGTTCCGACCACCCACCCCATGTCACCACGTAAAGCCACCCCGGTCCCACCACAGGCGTTCCATATCCATATTTCCTTGCAGTTCCTTCCGTACCACTCACCGGCAGGCCGGAAGTTGATACTGGACCACCCATAACCAAGAGAGGCGACCATGTCACGCAGCTGGATCAGGATTGCCGATCGGGTTGACTGAGCATTAACCACAATGCCATCGCTAGCGAGGTGGCCATCCCCCTCCAAGTACCCGCATACGATTCCCCTGCAAAACTCCCTGCCGGACTCCCACGCCCAGGAGGGGATTGTCTTTCCACTCCCATATCCGAACTCAAGATATAGAAATCTGGCCAGTGCGGAATTGCTCACTTTCAGGATGCAGGCTTGACTCTTGGCGTGGTAAACCCCAACATGCTGGCCCTTAAATACCTCTCCTATGTGACGCTTTACCGACTCCTCCTCTTTTTTGTGAATTGACAGATAGACCGAGTCCGGCTGAAACCTTTCCTGCAACCGCTTATTCAGGTGGACGGTCCCCTCTGCTAAATAAAACCCGCAAATCCACCCCAGGCCGAAATCGCACTCAACCCGTTCGATCGTGCTCTTTCGGCTCCGAATGTTGGCCCCTCCCCCGGTCTGGTTATGGCTCAGGAACACGCTCGACTGGCTGCCGTTTATTTTTCGTATTGGAACAGAGACGAAGTCCCCGGCCCTTAACTCCCCGGCCTTCCGGTATCCATCCGGCGTCAGAATCCTGTGGTCCAGCGTGGTTTCAAGGGGGATTTGAGACATGCCCCACAAGGTCAGCTTGGCTGACTCCTCGTTTTTACGGTTGCTCTTATAGACCCCCTTGACCGGCATTGGCCTACCGCACCCAGTGACAACCACGTCCCCAGGCTTCACGTCCACAATGTCGATAAGATCACCTCCAGCCAACCTCACCCTAGTGTCGGGGGAGAAGCAGCAGTGGGCAGCGTCTATAGCAATCCCCTGGCCGACCCCGGAATACTGGTTGCTCCACTGGACCATCACTTTGGAGTTCATACCAGGATACCGGGACCTCAGCGCTGGGTCTTCGTTTTCAAAAAACAAACCTTTTTCTTCTTTTCGGCTGGCCTGCATCGGCTTCAGCCACCACGGCATATTGTCGTAGATGTAGAGCATGTATCCGAATAGGTACGAAGAGTGGTTTTGGTCAACCGAGACCACGATCGCGCGAGTGTTTGGATAGAACATCGCGCGCCATGCAATCATGGCCTCGATGAGAGATGAACAGCCCAATTGACGAGCCTTGATAATTATGATCTTCTGCGCCTTCCCCTTAGCCTTCAGCTCGTAGTACTTATCGAGGATCAGGTACTGGCTTTCCCAGAGGGAGAAGAGTTGCGACTTTTTCTTTTTGGTGGTGATCCAAAAGTAGTTCCGCGCGGCGTAGCTGAAGTCATTGGCGCACTCGCGCGCCTGCTCCATCATCGCCTCTTTCAGTTTTCTGCCGTCCGGCAGACCACCGATCATTTCGAACTTTTCAATGGAAGGCAGACAGGCCCAGTCCTCCTCGGTCATCTTCAGGCGGGAAGGAACGGCTCGGTCCAGATGCTCGATCATGGCCGCTACGCCAGGATCTCGTTTCCACATGAACTACTCCTCGCGGTCCTTAGCGCCTTCGTATTCCACGGGGGTAGCCACCAAGTCCACAACTGGGCGTCCTGCGGTGAGCATCCTTCTCTCGCGCTCCGCAGCCAGCATACGAAACATATCGTCCGGCGACGCGACTTCCTTGGACCTCGTCCCTGGGATGTTGGCTGTCTGGTTTACGTTGTTCTGTTGGAGGTTGATATTAACCCCGCCCTTGCCGCCGAGCATCTGGTAGATTTCCCAGCCTTGGCGCATCTTTACGGGGTCGCCGGACTGGATACCGGCCATCAATGATCGGAATAGCTGAGGGAGGATCTGGGGGGCAAACAAGGCCCGCAACTTGCTCTGGTACGCTCCAGATGCGATATTCTTGGCGGTGACCTTCTGGGCAGCTACGCTGGGCGGAAGAACCAATGGGTCAACGACTGGTGGAGGGTCTGGCGGAGGGGCCTGCCTCATCAACTGTGAGATCGGGGTTACTTTTGGCTTTTTGCGGTCTGCCACGACCTCAGCATATCAGGAGTCAGGCGTTAAACCAAATAACAAAGCGCTTCCACAAGGATTTCTTCGCCGACTGAACGTTCGCCAAGTCCGCGTACTCCTCTGCCAGGTGGGATTCCAACTCCGCCGCCAAGTCCGCGTACTCTTCCGGCGCATCCTGCTCGTGTTCCGCCGCCAAGCTGGCTTCCAGGTCCGCCGCATCTTGCGCTGCCTGGGTGTGTTCCTGGATGATGTCCGCCGCGAGTACAGCGGCCCGCTTCAACTTGAGCTTCAGCGCGGCGGCCTTCCTTAGTGATTCCTTTGACTTTGGCATAGCCACTCCTTAGTGGTGAACTGGGGCACCAAATACCGCCCACCCGAGAATCCCTAGTAGGACGAACACAAGCAGCGTCCCAGCGCCGGAGCGCATCGGATATGGCTTCCCAGGCTCGTAGTAACG